TGAGCGGGCCCGGCACCTGGAAGGTGTAGGCGCCGCCGTTGCAGGTGCGAAGGCCGGGCATGTAGGGTTCGTTGTGGCGCGACAACGGGAAGACGGTGAAGGGCCCGTAGCCGAAGTGGTTGGCCACGCCGGCGAGCGCCGCCACGACGCAAGCGCTGGGAAGCTGAGCTTCGATGCGCGCGGGCAGGCCCGGCGTGCGGAAGAAGCCCTTGCGGACGCTGAAGGTGAAGGTCTTTTTGTCGAGCTTGTAGAAACGAATGCCAGCGAGATGCGCGCAGCGCAGGGTGCCGAAGGTGGCTTGGCCCTCGGGCACGCCTGGGTAGGCGCGTTGGAGGACGAAGGTCCCCGACGGCACGACTTCGCCCTCGGCGCCGGGTCCGATGATCTGGGCGCACTCATACGATCGGCGGCCCGGGTTGTCCGGATCGGCGGACTCGTTATTGAAGACCACGAAGTCGCCGATGCGGAAGACGCGCTCGGTATCCGGGTTCACGGTGCAGATGACGGTGGCCGGATCCGTCGCTTTATCGAGCGGCTCGTCGATCGAGGCCCAGAGGTCCGTGGTCAGTTCGTCCACGTAGTAGAGCGCGAGCGTGATCTCGTGCGCTCCGACGATGTTGGCATTGCCTGAGGCATCGGGTTCAACCGACATGTCATCTATGGCGAAGGTCCCGTAGTCGCCAAGACGCGGCGTGCCGGTCAGCACGCCGGGGACGCCCGTGTCGATCAGCACTTCCTCAGCGGGCGGCTCGGGCACGACGTCGGCGGGCTTGGGGCCGGAGACGAGGTCGTACATTGAGTCCGTCACCGTGCGCCCCTGGATATCGATTGAGTAGTCACGATTGAGCCGCCAACCGGTGACGCGGAACTCGCCCGCGCCTCCGGGCATGTCGGGATGCGTGAGCGAGCAGACCATGCCGGGCTCGGTGTTCAGAGCCAGGACTGTGGTCTTGAAGGCGACCTGGCGCGCTGCTTTCCATTCGGCCGGCGTGATGCCGCCCAACTCTTCGCGCAAACGAACTGTGATGATTCGTGCTGCTTGGGACTTCGACGCTGTGCCGGACAGGTTGACGGTGGACTTCAGAAACAGCGGCCCGCCCGCGCCGCCGAGGAGCGATGCATGGTCGATGTCGTAAAGCGAGATCGAGTTGGCCACGAAGTCGAAACCCTCGTCGGCGAAGTTGGCTGTCAGGTGGTTGAACGAGGGCTTGAGCGGCGCGAGTTGGAGGCTGCGGAACAGGATGTTCCCTTCGGTGAACGCCTCGACCGCCGAGGAGTTCACGCGCACACCGATCTTGAGCTTGCCGTTCGCGAAGGTGTAGTAGCCCAGGCAGTTCATGAGCACTTCCTGGAGCCAGTCGCGTAGAGGCTTCTCCTCCTGCAGCACGCCGCGGAACCTGAACTGGGTCTCTGTGCCCGTGCCGACCAGCTTTGAAACTTGCTCGTCGCAGATGGCGGCCGCCGCGATGGCAGCTTCCAAATCGAACAGCGTCTCGGCGAAGTCGAGTTGCTGCGTGGTGGCGTTTGCGCCCATCCGGATGCCGCGCGCACGGAGCAGCATGTTCACGGCGATCCAGATGGGGTTGGTCAGCGCGGGTTGCCACGTGCGGTTGCCGGGCCCGGTCCACGTCCAGCCGCCGAGTCCCTGCGCGACGACCACCTCCATGGCGTGCTCGCTCAAACGTGAGAGCTGCAAGCCCTTGGCGTCCGAACGGCGGATCATGACGAAGGCTGTGCCTGCCGCGCGCTCAGGACCCGCGTCCGTGTCCATGCCGAAGGTCACCGGATTCGGATCGGACCCCAAGCTGGCCATCAACCCGAGCGAACCCGGATAGCCGTGGTGGTACTGCCCGTCCAGCTTGTGACCCGTGCCGTAGGCGCCCAGCGGGCCTTCGCCCACGATGCCCAAAGCCGAGTAGAAATCGCTCTCGTCGCGGCCCGAGGCGATCTTGGCGTTCACCGGCATGGCCGAATCAGTGTAGATCTCGGGCAGAACCTGGTCGTAGATCGAGTCGGCCACGAGCGAGACGGAGGTCAGCGTCGAGCGGCCAAAACCCCAGACGCCGGTCGAGTTGTCCTTGATGCGCACGCCCAGGGGCTTGGCGATGATGCCGCCGAAGTGATTGTCCATGCTGTGCGTGCGGCAGCCGTTCGGCGTGTCGAAGCCCTTGTCGCAGGACGTGTCAGGGCCCGAATATGGGCAGGCCGGGCCCTTGAACTGCTTCCAGCAAGTACGTGAGATTCGGCGCGTGGGGTAGGGCAGATTGAGTTCGTACAGCCCGTCGGCGGCCGTGACGCGGAACTCAGAGCCCGAGTCGCAGGACCAGTTGACGATGTTTCCCTTCCAGAGATCGACCTTGATGCCGGCGCCAACGTGAAACAGGCTGAAGGCGATCTCGGCGCGGAAGAGATCGACGTCGTTGGCCAGATCACGCATCACGCGGTCGGCATTGCCGAAGGTGAATTGCGCCTCGTCGGATTCATTGCCGATCGACTGCGAGATGCCATCGAATTCGATGAGCCGCGCCTGGTAGAGTTGGCCGCCGACGGTGCAGCGGCGGTCGGAGACGAGGATCGCGGGGTAACCAGCCTCAAGCGGCTGGATACGAACGAGCGGGATGATCTCCTGGACCTGGGAGAGCAACGCGGTCTGGAGTGCGGCGGGCGGGAAGCGGTTGACGGTCTGGTTGAGCGGGTAGGATGGCGTCGCCTGCGGGATCTCGATGAGCGTGACCCCCAGCGAGCACGCCCAGTCGGCGAGCATCTCCCAGGAGAGCGGCTCGTTGGCGAAGCGGCAGATGACGGGCGTGGTTCCAACGCCGTTATCATTCGGCGCGTTGTAAGTGAACGCGCCGTAGGGGCCGTACCTCGATTCCCAGAAGTTGCGTAGGGCGATCCGATCGGCATCGCGGAGCCACTGCTTCCGAATCGTGAATCGCCGCGCGCCCGTGCCGAGAAGAAACCGTTGCTCGATCTTCGCATTGCCGCTGCCAAACTGATGCACGGCGACCTCATGGTCGCGGCGCACCTCGAGCGGGTAATCGGGTGTGAGGGGAAACACCCCACTCGGCGTGACCTCGGGGACCGGGACGTTACCGAGGAAGTCAGGCAAGTTCGATCAACTCCAGCGACAGATCGATGCGCGAGAGCGAGGCGCTCTGTTCCCACGCACCGGCAAAGCGAACGGTGTAACGGCCCGCGACAGCCTGCCCTGTCGGGTCGTGGGAGAACTTCGGGCTGGTCTCATAGGGGTCGTAGAAGTAGAACGGCTCGGTAGGACCCTTGCGGGCCTCGTAAAAATCGCGGAGCGTCACGAGCTGCGAAGGTGTCAGCCGTTTCCCCAGCCGCCAGCGCTTTCGGCTGTTGGTTGCCTGAACCGATCGCTGCGATTCGCCGTTGCTGTATTCGTTGTCGAGAACCGGATACTCGCGCTCGTGCACGAACGCTCGCGACAGGCTCGCCGGCAGCACCGTCAGCGGCGCCGCATTCTGGACCGAGCCGGGCATCAGGCTGTCACCAGGTCGAGGAGTCTCTGGTCCGGCCGCGCGCCGAGTTTGCCGGCCACGAAGCGGGCATAGTTAGCCGGATGATTGCCATCGCCAGATGGTGCGTAAACGCGAAACATCTCGTCAACCGTCGGCGGCTTGCCCTGCGTGTAGCGTCCGTCCAGATACTGCCCAATCAAAACGCGCAGAACGCGCCAGCCTTCCTCAAGGGCGCGGCGGCTCATCTCTTCTCGCGAGGCGCCGGGAAAGCGCTCCGACGCCCAGGCGACGAAGTCGACGTAGCCCTTCGAGGTCGGGTAGGGCTTGCCGCTCCGGTCCCGCCACTGGCGGAGGTTGCCCGGATTGGCGTTGCGCTGGGCAAGGGTTGGCTGCGCGGCCGAGCGATAGAATCCCTCCATCTCCGCGATGGCCTGGGCAATATTCTCAATGAGTTCTTGTCGGGTCATGACACAATCAATCCGGGGCTGAGTTGCAGGCCGGTCATCTCGCGGCGGCCGGCGTTCTGCTTGGTTGCCGCTATTGTTGCGGACTGGACGGCGCGCGGATTCTCGACCACCACGCGGACCGTTTCCTTCTCGAAGAACTCCTTCGCGCCCGGCACGGTGATGTTGATCACCGTGGGCGCAGCGGCAGATGGCGCGCCGCCGCTGATCGGGGCGAGCGAGAGTCCGCTGCTGCTCTGCTGGAACAGCGTGCCTCCTCGCTCGAGCAGCGAGACCGGCTTGACCGTGGCCGGAAGACCCGAAGTGCTCTGACCTGTCGATAGTGCGTACAACTCGACCAGATCGCGGATCTGCTGGCTGCGGATGGCCATGTCGAGGTTGCCGCCGAAGCCTTGTTTGGCGATGTTCACGATCTCGGCGAGAATGTTCTTCTCGCGGATGTCGACGCCGTAGGTCGCTTTGATCTTCTCGCGGGCCTTTTCCTGCGCGCCCTTGACAAAGAGGCGCACCAGCCCGGCAACAGCGCCCACGCCAGCGCCGATCGCCGCACCGACCGGACCGCCATACTTAAAGCCGATCATCGCGCCGCCGGCGGTGGTCATAGCAAGGCCGGAGAGGCCGCCGCGCTGGAGGCCCATCATCGCAAGCGTTGCGCCACCCAGCAGTGCGGCATTCGACCGCCCGAGCGCCGAGAGCTTCTGGCCCATCGTCGCGGCTTCCCAGGTCACGGCCTTGCCCGGCGCGTACTGGACGCCGCCGCCGAAGCCCAGGAAGTCCTTCCATCCGCCGAGCAGACCACTCCAGCCGCGTCCGCTATTCGAGGGGATGAACGGAGGCGTGCCCCAGCCACCAGCCGCGCCGCCGGGAATCGGGCCACCGCCGCCCCCCTGTCCGAAGACCGGCACTGCGCCGACGCCGACCAACCCGCCCAGCCTGCCGAGCGTGCCGCCGCCGGAAGAAGTGCCACCGGCCAGCGAGACCCGGGTACCGGTGAATAACTGCATCAGCATCGCGGCGACGCGAGAAGTGACCACGTCCTTGATCGCGGTGAGCAGCGCGGTCTTGAGCGAGTTGCCAATCGCCGACCAGATGGACTGCGACTTGGTGAGCAGCGCGTCGAAGACACCTTCGGCCTGCCGCTTGAAGGAATCGAAGATGCGCTGGTTCTGATCCCGAATCACCTGCGCCTGGCGGATCGCCGCCGTTTCGCGCGCGCCCTGGATTGCGGCCTCAGTGGCTTCCTGCTGGAACCGCCGGATCTCGTCCCTTTGTGCGGTGAGTTCGGCAATCCGCGCCTGGATTTCGTCAGCCCGGTAGCCCAGCCGCCTCAAGTTCGCTTCTTCCTCGATCACCATCCGCGAGGTTTCAAGGTCAAACAGGCGCGTGCGGATCTCGTGGACCCGCGTGAGGTACTCGACCTCGATGGCCGCCCTGCGCTGCTCGACGGCCACCTTCTGCTCAAGCGTCTGCGCATTCGTGGCATCGAGCGCGCGCAGTTGGGCCCCACGCGCGATCCCGGCGCGCTGCTCCTGGATCCCGAGCATCTGTTCGAGGTGATCGAGGTTCCGCTTCGAGATCTCCTCGTTGTAGGCCAACCGTTGAGCGAAGACGTGCGCGTCGAGTTCCATCCGCCGCCGCGCGGCTTCTTCTTCCGCAGCCAGATATTCGGCGAGGTTCTTGCGATTGGTTTCCTGTACTTCCTTCTGCCAGTTGGTAAGCCGCTCGCGCAGTTCGCCGATGACGTTCTCCCACGCCTTGCGCGTGAGTGCGATCCGCTGTTCGTTGCCGCGCTCGTCCACAAACGTGGTCCACTTGCGGATCTGCTCCTGGACCTCGGCCATGTCCCGGGCGAAGCCGGTGAGCCCACGCCGGCGCGCTTCTTCGAGCGCCCGTGCACTCTCGCGCTCCACTTCCAACTGGCGCTTCCGGATCTCGGCGGCGCGCTTCAGGGCGTCGAGGTCGGGTTCCTGGGATTTTTGAATGGCCAGCTTCGGCCCTTCATATTCGAACGCCTGCCCGCCGGGGAGCCATTGCTTGCCCATCACGAGTTCGCGGATCTGGTCATCGGTCATCCCTTGCTTGCGGAGGGCGTCAACACTCGTCTTGCCGCTCAGCAGGTTGTCCCGCAGCGCCTTCCGCTGCATATCGTCGAAACGAGCCTGAAGTTGATCTTGGGTGTCCTTCCACTGCGAGTAGATGGCAAAGCCCGCGCCGACGACGCCGACGGCGAGAAGAGCGTAAGGGTTGATGCTTGCAAGTTGGAGCGCGGAGATCGACTTCGCCAGCGCCATGATCTTATCGGCCAGGGCGTAGGTGGCCAAGGCCCCGGAGACCCACAGCGCAACTTCGCCGAACTTCTGGAGCAGATCGGTGTTCTCACGCAGCCAGCCCACCAAGCCGCGCAGGTTGCCAATCAGCGCCTTGAAGTCATCCTGGAACTTCGCGCCGATGTCCTCACGTAGGTTGTTGAACTCGCGGCGCAGCGCGCCCAGTTGGCCTTCGACGGTCTGCGAGGCCGCTGCATGGGCGCCCTGGATCTTCGCGCCTTCGCGCATGACGGCGTTGTAGCGGATTTGCTTCTCCTCGGTCTCAGTCAGGGCGCGGCCGAGCTGAAGCTGGGCGATCTGCGTCTCTTTCTGGAAGTCGACGAACAGGCCCAGCGTGCGCAGGCCGCGCG